TCGTAGCTAACTGGAGTGCCGTCAGGCATTGCAGGAGCTGCGTTCATACCATAAAGCATTACTTCTTCATGGTAGTTACGTGGAATACCTTGGATTTCTTCTACAAAACCCTTCCACTCATCGTCGCGTTGTTCATAAACGCCATCAAAGACTTCGTTGATAATCGGCTCGACTACCGCACGAAAGTCTGTACTACGCATTGGGGTTGCCATTGCTTATTCCTTTCGTATTAAATTAGACCGATACCGAATTGGCAGCGAATGTATTGTTAGCGATAACAACTTGAACGATTGTGTAAGCATCGCCCCACTGGTTTGTATTTCCAGCTGGGTATGCTACTTCACGTCCGAGACCAACTACACGAACTTGGCCTTGGTTACCAGTACCAACAGAAGTTGCGAGCAACGCTGTGGTAGAGAAACCAGCGCCACCTGTACCAATGGTATAACCATCAGTTACGAGGGAGTTAGCGGTTGTGTCAAAGTTGTACTCAGTTCCGATAGCGTTTACGTTAGCAGAACCGTTAACTTGGATTTCATAGACCAAAGCTGGGTCTTGGAAAATCCAGAAAACGATCTGGGTAGCAGCTGCTAGGGAAGTTGCAGTGATAGATTTACCAACGGTACGGCGGCCTTCAGCGGTGGTGTACTCTACACCATCAAATGAGCCATATACCTTACCGCTTGCAGCGGTTTGGTTAGCGATTGTTAATTGGCCTGTTGAAGTGATCGCTACTGGAGTGTACTGGTAGAACGCAACTTGCGCGCCAGTCAAAGAGTAGGGAGCACTATAAGCACCTGCAGTGGTACTTGTGAGGTTATAGTTGTTGGTGCCAACGAATGGTACCGAACGATCTAAACCGCTTGGGTGGTATGCAGGCTTCAGACCAAAGGGTTGAAATGTTGCTGACATATTGTCACTTTTCCTTTGTTATTGAAGTTATTGAAAACGAATGTTTTTGTTTGCCTTCGATGCTTCCTTTTCCATTTCCAATAAACCACCTTCCAAGAGTGAACGTCCGCCCTTGCCTTCACCTGCATTACCACGCACTTGTGCGGTGATGTTGCGTTGGTGCTCGAGGGGATCTTCGAGGTGCAATAGCTTCATTACTTCTTGGTAGATGTCTTCTGGTAACTTGAAGAGAATCATCTCATTGCAACTTACACAGCCTTCAAACTTGCCCGAACTCATCTTGCCCAGCGTTCCAAAGCCATTTCCTAATTCCTCGGCTTTCACTGGCTCATAGCCCAATGCGATACGTTTGTCGATACTGTCGTATGTGTTAGTTGTTGACAACCAGCACAAGTGGAACCCGGGGATTGTTCCCGCGGGAATGTCGGGCAGTGCACTATTTGCCCACTTGTCTCTGAACGCATCAAGGCGTTCGCGACGTGCGATATCATCAGGAGACGCTGTTGTAGAGCGCTCTAATACTTCTTGAACTCGATCGGCCATGCGATCTTCTAAGTCCCGTTTAATTCTTGTGTTTGCCATTTTGATTATCCTCTATTTTGGCGGTCATACGCTGCGTATGCCCGGATCATTTTGTTTCGTCTATTTACATCATCCCACGCGCCAGCGTCTTTAATTGCTTGAACACGCTCACGACTCAACGTAATTGTGTTTTTGCTTGCTGCTGGTGACTCTGATCTGCTTGAAGCAGTAGGGCCAGCTGAGCGTTTGCTGGGTTTTTCGCTCTTTGTCGTTTGATAACGATGTGGGAGACGGCTTTGTAAACGATTATCAAGCTCATCCCAATATTCTGGGTCCGCTGGATCCCATCCATCGGCTGCGAGCTCCTGATCTATTACTTTGGCAATTCTACTATCTGTATCTCGAGCCTGCGGGTCAAACCAATCGTTCTTTTTTAACCAGCGGGTAGCATTTTCTTGTACTTCAGTGCTAACTGGGTTAGGAACGTTTTGTTTTGGTGCCTTAGCAGCCTCGATTTGTTGTTTTTTGTAATGCTGAATCTGTTGCAAACGTTGTTTAGCGTCTGTTAACTGTTCCAAGTACTCCACTTGAGCTGCAGCGTCGCCTTGTTGGGCTGCTTGTAGCATTTTCATCTTAGCATACTCGACTTTTGTTGCTTCATCTTCCAAAGTCTTGTCAATCTGGGCAATACGCAGTGATTGTGCGCCATTTTCCAGTGATGCTAAGCGTCTTGCTAGCTCTTCGTTACGCTTTTCAAGTGAATTTATCTTGTTTTTAGCGGAAATTTCACGTTGTCTCTTCAGATCTTTCTTTAATCTGCGCTCTTCGCGGCGAGCTTCACGGATTTTCTCACGTTCTTCATCAGATTCACCACTATTTTCTTCTTCGTGGTCTTCTTCATGGTCTTCGTCGTGCTCATCTTCCGACTCTGCAGCTACTTCGACCTTTTCTTGTACCTCAGGTTCAAATTCTTTTGGTAATTTGACCTTTGCAACGGCTGAACCGTCTTCAAGTTCCTTCACAGGAACATCTTTTTCATTTTCTGCCATAATTTTCTTTCAAAATTAGTCTACAAACGCCTTCATTTTCTGCGCATATTCAAAATTCTTAATGCGAGAAATGATTTCACGTGCCTGTAATGTGATAAACACCACTGGGGCGCCACCATCATCTGGGTTAATAACAAAACGGTCACCACCATATTTGATGGTACGTACTAGATCGCCTTCTTTACACCATGGGCCTTCAACCCAATATGACAAGTTTTCGTCTAAATTACGATATGCTAGTGGTCCAACCTGCACCACCTTAGCTACTGTTTCGTTAAAACGTAACGTTTGTTTGGTTTCATCCACAAGGATGATTCCGCCTTTACTTGTGGTCTTTTCCCTGCGCAACTGCACAAGTACTCGATCACCTGCTACTTCGACGCCCGGATCAATAATCGGGAAACATTCTATTTCCGACCGTGTATCTGGTTCGTCTTGTTGGTTAACATCAAATGCTGCCATTCGGCTGCCTCCTGCGATCTCTACAGATCTTCTTCGTCGTCTTCCCTCAAAATTTCATTAATGATGTCTAATGTGTCTTTGAACCCATCATATCGGCCGACTAATCGTTGATAGTCGTCAAATGTGTTGACATTCACACCAGCGGTGAGGGTATCCGCTAATTTTGTTTGCTCCGCGCGTACGCGCAGTATGATTTCAGATAAAATGTCCTTCATAATCTTACTAATGCAAGGCTATGAAGGAATCCGCCCTGAACTAGTAGAAATTACCGCCACCGATTTCATTCAGGTTTTTATCTGGTCCAACTTTTTGTGACTTGGTCAACTTAGCTTGGCTAGCGCCAATCTTCCAGTTGTTATCACGATGGGAGCCAGAAGCGCCTTTATCGATGGTTTTTTCGCCGGGGCCGCCGCCAGAGCTTTGTACGCCCATTTGCTTGTAGGTTTGACGAAAACCTAATTCATCTTTTGCCATTATTGTTCCTCAGTAGGTGGTTGTTGTGCTGCTGCTTGTTGTTGCTGAGCTAGTTGCTGCTCATGTTGCTGCTGGGCTTGTTGTAAACCCTGCTGATGCTGTTGCGCAGATTGTGCCATTTCCTGCGCATGCTGCTGTTGAGCCTGTTGCAATTCAATTTGATTTTGTACTTGCTGGGCTTGTTGCTCAAACGCTTGTTGCTGAATAGCTAAACCGTGTTGGCGGATGTCTTGATTAGAAGCGTTAATTGCCTCAATCGCCGACATGTTTTGATCAGCTTCAAGTTGTTTTTGAGTTTGATCCATACCAGCTTTTGCAGAAATCATTGCAACACGTTCTCTTGCTGCGTTGTTAATATTTGCCATAGCAATATCGGTGGCATTACGTTGATTATCGATATTGGTTTGCGTCTGGTATTTAGCTTGTAACTCTTGGACTTTTTGTTGCAACTGAGCAATCTTAAGCTGGTATTCTTGCGCTTGTTTCTGGTTATCAAACTGCAACTGCATTTGAGCTTCTTGCATTTTGCGCTGAGTCTCAGCCATTTGTGTCTTAAGCAATACTTGTGCAGTTGGATCAGCAATAGCTGCGTTTTCTTGTTGAGCTTGTTGAGCTTGCGCAACTTTTTGTGCCAACATACTTATCTGTTGTACATATTGTTGCAGATTCATTTTTGCGTCTTGGTCTACCATGTTAGATGCTAAAGCAAGCGCTTGCTGTGCTTCAAGATCTAATGGTTTTTCTTGATGTAAATCAAGCATGTCTTTGCCGCCAGCAGCTTGTGCCACGTAAGCGCGCATCGATTGCAAGTAGTGCAATGTTAAATGTTGTTTGATATGCTCAAGAGCATGAGGAGCAAAAACAGGCCCAATAACGGGATTGCCACCATAGGCAGGATTGTTCGCATATTCTAAATGTATTTTAATGTGTGCAATGTGATCTTGGTCGGGGTACGCAGCAGCTGGACGGCCCATAGTCATGGATACGTTTTCAAGCGCTGGATTAGATTCGTTCGCGCCCTGTGGGTTTGGCAGAATTTCTTCAATCATTGGAACTTTAAGTTGTTCTAACATACGGCGGTAAATAGCACGCATGTCAAACATTCCAGGGGGTGCTGATGTTCCCATTTGCAACAGAGCTTGTGTCTGTGCTAAGCGCTGTGTTTCAGAAAAAATGTTTGGATCAGATACTGGGCGTACGTCATTGTTGTACGCAAAGTCACGAACTTTAATCTCTTCGCCGGACTGATTGTCCATTTCTTCCAGGTACCAGTGATTGATACGAGAAATGATTTTAAGAGATTTAGCTTGGCTACGATGTAAACGAGCGTGGATGCTGGAGAATACTTTAGCACCTTGCTCAATTAAGGCTTGCGTTGTTCCAACTGGTGTGTTGGCGTTAACGTCAGCAATCTTTTCTTCTGCAGTTGTTACTACACCTTTAGCGGCTTGTGTAAGCCAACCCAACATGTTAAACAGTGTGGATGACGGTGGGTTAAATGGCATTGGCATCGCAATCTTGCGAACGTCATCAACACCGGGCGCTCCTTCAATCTCAATTACTTGAGTGGGTTCAATTCTGTCAGACTGGCCACCAATGCGTCCACCTTTGAGCTTAAGCATTGTCTGACTGTTGTTAATATGTGCAGCGTCCATAAGAGCACGTAAAGTGCCAGTAAGGGCAGCAGACAAACCACCAATAAGATGGGGGAGACCAATAGCATAAGCACCGCGCCAAGGAATGAATTTGAACTCAACATACCAATCCAGCTTTTCGAGTTTCTCATCGTTAGCGTCCCAGTTACGATACAGAGACAATACTTTACCGCTTGTCTCATCAATTGTTAAAATGTACGGGGCGCGGCGTCCATCAGTTAATGGATCTTCATCTAAACGAATAAAACAAGTGATTTCATAGATGCGGCGTAAACCATCGATGTTAACCGATGGGATATCTTTGCCTTCAATCTTGTTGTTTGCTTTTTCAGCTTGGGTCTGATCGTTTAGTGGTGCGTCTGAGGTAGATTGATAAATATTATCAATATCGCGATAAAGACCATCTTCAATACGCTTGAGGAAAATGTCTTCAGTAATATCTTGTTGTTCTGTTACACGCTGAGCGGTGTAAAAGTTGGTAGATGAGAATGGTAGGAAGATGTTATCAATCGGCACCCATTCGCACATTGGTCGTTTTTGTTCTACATCAAAACGCCACTTAAGAAATTGTGATCCACCTAATGGCAACTGAGTGAGCAACTGCTCCATCTCGTCGCGGTATTCTGGAATCTGCTCTGTAAGCTGCCAGTTAAGGAAGTTGGTCTTCCGATCAGCTGTTTCTTCTTTGTATTTGTCTGCTTCACCTTTAATGTTAGATTTAACAATTCCTTCAGGTGGTAACAACTCGCGTGCAGACGCAGCAGCAAAGTCAACGCATGACTCTGCCATAACTGGGTGGACGACTTTGGAAGCTCCGTCGAACGTGGCTCCTCCAGGTGCGTCCTTACCTAAACCGGTACGGCGTAGGCCGTCTTCGTATTGTTTATCGCGCTGTTTACGTGATTCTTTATCGATATCGATATAATCAAGATACTCGATCGCTAAATGCTGTAGTGTGCCTTCATCAAATACTTCAGCCAAGTTCTCATAGAACTCTGGGTTTTTGAGAGGGCTAGATTTCTCATGGTAGTTAACAACAACTGAGCCGTCATCTAGCTCAATTACTTCTTCTTCTACCTCATCAGGATCCAAGCCAAGCACGTCTTCATAATGCTCCATCTCGGCATCTTGGTCTTCTGCCAAACCTAGATCGTCTTGGCGATCATCTAGGGCTGGAAGGTTTCCGCCGGATTGGATTGGGATTTGGGGTTGTTGTGCCATTGTCTTTGTTTTGGATTTATGTTCCTAATTACACTAATGCACAATTAGGGGTAAAAGCGCCCTACATAGTGTAGGGGTTCTCAAAACGTTTGCGGCTGTCATCCGCGTAGGAATAATCACGTGCAGGTAGGTAATCAAGCTGGATCCAGCCAGAATCGCGCAAAACGCGCAGGGCTTGGGATAGTGAGTCCACGTAGTCATCATGGCCGCCGGCTTCTGGGAACGAACAAACTTGGCGCAAGAAACGTTTGGCCCACTGAGCAAAGTCGCCACGTTGGGTTGGTTCCTCTGGTATAAACACTTTGCCTTTAGCCACTAGCGGTGCCACAATGTTTAAACGTTGTACCTTATCGGCACGACCAGGGTTATATCCACGCACTGGTACGCCAGCGCCCTGCAGCTCTTGGATCAGGGAGATACCTGCAGACTTATCTTCCATGAGGATAAGGTCAGCCTTCTTGCCTTTACCAAAGTCGTTGTCTGCGCCGTAGACCACTTCCTTAAAGTCGTCGATGACTTTACGGCGCAGCTCTGGGTATGACAGGTGCTCGTCCCATGCGTCAAGCAAAATTACTGCAGTGCCGGCGTCTTGTTGTTCAAATACTCCCCATACCGTGCAAGCCGTTGGGTCGTTCATAGTTTTTTCTGAAGTTGCAGGATCGTAGCTTGCAATCACATACTCAAGGACAGGTGTTGGTTTGTCAGCTGGCCACATACGGAATTGTTTGCGTTTGATAATACCAGCGGATTCTGGGTCGAGAATCTCACCATAAATCTCTTGCCTACCAATGTCCGTGCCATCGTATGTTTCTAACTGTTTGAAAAATGTTTCAGATAAGTTTTCTTTGTTGTCATACGAACTGGCATTTACTACATAAACATCCCCGCCTACTTTTCCTTCGTTGAGGTCAACGATGAGTTCTTTTGGTTTGGGGGTTGTGGTAATGATTTGCTGGACCCGTTTGATCCTGGGGTCCTTAAGTCGCAACGTAAATTGGACGCCGTCATAGGCCTCGTCAAGATACTCGAAGGCACACAATTCGTCAAACCAGGCTCCGTGGTATTGTTTACCACGATATCGCTCAGGTTCTGATGCTGGAATCCCTTGAATGATTGATCCGTTTGTGAGAGTAATTTCGAAGAGGGACTTGTTGTAATCTCTGATAAGGCTCGAGGGGATGATATTGAGTAATCCGCTGTCTCCCTCAAAACAAGTTGCACGTATATCATTGGAGGTTGGGGCAGTGACGAGCCAGCGGGTTCCGTCATATACCCAAGCCCGAATGCCAATCCAATGGCTAGCAGTGTGCGTCTTGCCAGATCCACGTCCGGCAAGCATGAGAAACGTGTCGTATTCACCATCTTCTGGTTCCTTTTGATGAGGTAATGCTTGTAGCGCCCATTTGATCTGCCACACCGCAGCCTCAATCTGTGGTTTTGGCCAGTGCTTACGGGCCTCTACAAATTTCTTAATGTTGGCTTCTTGGGTTGCTGTTAGTGGCATGCTATAAATCCTTCACCAACCAACATGGTTCCATTGGCTCCGTTTGTCTCAATGTGCACGCATGGGGCGGGATCAATCTTTGTAATCTTCCTAATATAGCGCCGACCGTATGCCCACTTCAATGGCTTGGAGTCTTGGTCTGTCATTAGCTTA